TATTAGATACAAAAGTAAACAAGGATAATGTAAGAAATGGATTTTTTGAGCTTGACTGGAATGAGTATTTTATTATACAATTACGACAAGCAGGATATGGATTCGAAGGTGACCCAGAAGAAGAAATAGTAGATCGTTGGTTTAGAGATATTGTGCGTAATATGTTATCAGAAGAAGGACTTGATCCAAATCGTGGGGCTGGATTTATTAATGTTGTTCCTATATCAAAAGGCAAATCAGAAGTATCATGAACTATATTCTTGTAGATACTGCTAACACATTTTTTCGTAGTCGCCATGTGGTCAGAGGAGACGCAGATATTAAAGTAGGTATGGCTCTTCATATCATGTTTAACAGTATCAAAAAGGCATGGGCTGATTTTAAAGGAGACCATGTTGTTTTCTGTCTAGAAGGTCGTAGCTGGCGTAAGGATGTTTACAAACCTTACAAGCGTAATCGTCAAGAAACTCGCGACGCTATGACTGTCAAAGAACAAGAAGAAGATAAGTTATTCTGGGAAACTTTTGACAAGTTTAAAGAATTTGTAAACGACAAGACAAATTGTACAGTGTTACATAATTCTGTGCTAGAAGCTGACGATCTAATAGCAGGATTTATTCAAACACATCCTGAAGACAATCATGTCATAATCAGTACAGACAGTGACTTTCACCAGCTCATTGCTCATAATGTTAGTCAATATAATGGTGTAATGGAAACTACTACTACCTTTGAAGGAATTTTTGATAAAAAAGGCCGGCCAGTTATAGACAAGAAAACTAAGGAAGCTATAGGAGCGCCCAATCCAGAATGGTTATTATTTGAAAAGTGTATGCGTGGTGACAGCGGAGATAATGTATTCAGTGCCTATCCTGGTGTCAGAACTAAAGGGTCAAAAAATAAAGTTGGACTGACAGAAGCTTTTGAAGACCGTAATAAAAAAGGTTACAGTTGGAACAATCTAATGCTCCAGCGTTGGACTGACCATGAAGGTCAAGAACATCGTGTTAAAGATGACTACGAACGTAACCGTATGCTGATTGACTTATCGGCTCAGCCTGAAAATATAAGAAAAGAAATATTAGATACTATAGAACGTGCTACAATAGATTCTAAGAATATAAACCAAGTTGGTGTAAGATTACTAAAATTTTGTAACCTATACGATATGAAGAAAATATCAGATAGTATTCAGCTTTATGCTGAACCTTTCCAAGCAAAGTACCCTAAAACAAAATGAAACAGATAGATCAAATAATTGAATCAATAAGACAAAAATATCAAAATCCAGATCCAGAATTAGCAACTGTAATTCCTAGGGATGAGTTTGAAGATGCTATCTATAGTGAAATTGTAGAACGTTGTGCTAACTTGGTAGATCACATACAGGTCTGGGATGGCAATCTAGGTAATCATATTCGTCGTAAGATGGGGACACTATGAGACTAGAAGATGACATTAAATTAGACTTCAAAGATGTTTTAATACGGCCAAAGAGAAGTAATTTAGGCAGCAGAAATCAAGTTGAGCTGGTACGTCAGTATGTATTCAAACATAGCCATAAAGAATACACAGGAATACCAATCATGGCTGCTAATATGGATGGTGTAGGTACATTATCTATGGCAAAATCCCTAGCTGAACATCAGCTGTTTACCTGCTTGGTCAAAGCTCTGAATACAGATATCAATAATTTTGATGGTTGGAATTTAGACTATATGCGGTATGCTGTAAGCACTGGCACAGGAGATATAGACTTTCGTAATCTTAAAACAGTAATAACAGGATTAGGTGCTCATTTTATCTGTATTGATGTAGCCAACGGTTATTCAGAATATTTTGGTGATTTTGTTGAACGTGTTCGTCAACAATTTCCAGATAAAACAATCATAGCAGGTAATGTTGTTACCGCGGACATGACACAGGAGTTAATCTTACGTGGAGCAGACATTGTTAAAGTTGGGATTGGTCCTGGTAGTGTTTGTACAACTCGCATACAGACTGGTGTGGGCTATCCTCAATTATCGGCCATTATTGAGTGTGCTGATGCTGCTCACGGCCTAGGTGCTCATATTATCGCAGATGGAGGGTGTACTTGTCCTGGGGATGTCGCTAAAGCCTTCGGAGCTGGAGCTGATTTTGTAATGCTAGGCGGCATGCTGGCAGGGCACGATGAAGGTGGTGGTGAGGTTGTTACTAAGTACATGGAAACAATGGAAATCAATCCTTTAACCGTTTTCAATGAAGACGGCAGTCATAGTCACAGTCAAGAACGTGTATTAGAAGTTAAAAAGTTTGTACAATTTTATGGAATGAGTAGTGATACTGCTATGGAAAAACATCATGGCGGAGTAGCAGAATACCGTAGCAGTGAAGGTAGAACTGTAGAAATAGCCTATCGTGGAGCTGTAAGAAATATAGTGTTAGACATTTTAGGAGGACTACGTAGTACCTGTACGTATGTGGGTGCGGAGACCTTGAAACAGTTACCAAAATGTACTACATTTGTCCGTGTTAATCGTCAAATAAATGATATTTTTGTAAAGTAATTATGAATATTAAAGCTAAACCTGTAATAGATGGAAAATTTTGGATTGTAGAAAATGATGGCAAGAAAATAGCATTACTACATAAAAAAGATAACAACAAATATATTTTAAGTAGCAAACAAGGAGAAACCTTTTTCAGCAAGAAAAATGATCTTGTAAAAACCTTTGGGCAAGACTTTTTTCAAATCAATGAAAAAACTCTAAATACTAGAACAGATATAAAAGAAACGTACGGATTTCCAACAAGTTGCTATCCATATAATCCTATATATGATGTTCAAAGAAAATTGCCGCTTTTTACTAAAAGTAAAGCTAGTAAAAGTTTGTACTGTGCAGGTTATTATACAATTAAATTTAATAAAGGATGGGTACGTAGTTTCTGTCCTAAACTTATTACAATTGAAAGATATGAGAATAAAGGTCCGTTTAAAACAGAACAAGAAATGAAACAGGCAATGGTCAATGTTAAATCAGATTAATACAATACCTATTCAACAATTTATCCAACAGGTAAGATCTGCTGACCTAGGTCAGCAGAAAGAAATTAAATTAGATATCAAATCAGCAAAAATGTTAGCCTTTTGCTTGGCAGAAATAAATGCTAGACTAGTACAAGATTACGACACATTAATTAAAAAACTTGAAAATAACAGCGGTTCTTCTAATATATCTGTTTCTATGGATGGAGGCGGTTTTAATTCTAACTGATAAATATATGCGTACTTAAAAGGACGCATTGTGAGCAGACCAAAGCCTAAAATTCTTTTAGAACATGTTAATAAAAAAAACTATAAAAGCGAACAGATCTTAGAAGCAGAAGCTATATGGGCTGTATTTTATAAGGGCGAACCTTTTAATTTAAAAAGTTCTAGTGCGATTACTAGCTACCCTGGACCAAAATATAAAAAAGTAAGTTTTAGCAATCCGGGACATGCTCATAATCTTGCCAAAAAATTAAATCAAATGTTTAACTCAACCGATTTTGAAGTGGTTAAGCTTACTCAAGGTGAAATTATCAAATGATCTCGAAAGAGACCTATACCAAAATATTCCTACAACAAAAAGAAAGATCCACTGACAGCGCCAATGTCAAGCATCATCTTTATAAATGGTGGCAAAGTCATCGCTCAAAAGAGGTAGGCGGGCTGAGACTCAACTATGAAGGATTCAAATTTCTAACAGAAGAATTGGAACTTCAAAGTTTTGAAATACCCTTTACCGAACCAATTGACCTTAGTCCCCAAACTATCATATTCTTTGATAGGCATATGGATACGCCTTACTACTTAACCAACCAAATGATTGTGGTATTTTCGGAAAAGAAGAGCTTTGAACTAATGTTGTTTTCTGACGACATTCGTAAATTCGGCCTAGTTAAGGCCATGAACGCACAAAAAAAATCTAACCAAAACGACGAAGATGAGTAGAAAACTCATTGACGTAGGTGTCTAAATAACATATAATACTCACATAGCAACAAATAACCAACGTTCATTTTTTAACAGGAGTTTATATGAGCGAGATTTCAAGCCGTACAGTAGGTCCCAAGGCAGCTAAAAACAGCCTCCGTCGTGTGTTCAAAGCCAAGCGTCCATTGTTTTTGTGGGGACCTCCAGGTAT